ATGGAATGTCCTAACTGTATTACTCCTTGGAAATGTAACGGGCCTCATCTTGAACAGATGAGTGATTCTATCTATAAGAGTATTCATGGATATTTTCTTATTAAGAATGATAGATGGATATTTACACCTGTAGACAAAGAATTTGATGTAGATACTTTATTCTCTATTATTGATACCTTAAGGAATTTAAATGAGTCTCACGCACGAAGATATTAAAGATATTAGGTCTGTCTTAAACGAACAGTTTGATTTAATTTATCGTTTAGAAAAAATGGATCATAAAGATAAAGTAATTCAAGGATTTATAATGGCGATTAAAGAATGTAATATGGTCATGATGGAGATTATTGAAGGCCCAAAAGGCACAGTAGAAAGAATGATATGAGTTCAGATGAACTAGACATTATCAAACAAAGATATGAGAGTGCTAAAAAATTAGCACAAGAATTGTGGCTGGACGCGGATCACGAAGGAACCTCTAATGATTTCTATTATTTCCAGTGCGGATTTGTTGCTGGAATGAATTATAAATTGTATAAGGACTATTCTGATGAAAATACAAAATAAAAAAGAGATAGAGTTATCTGCTGAAGATATTACTATTGCGATCATGAGATATTTGCGAGAGACTCAAAACATTTCATTAGATAGTCAATTTAGCATAGATTTTAGGGTAATAAATAAGCCTATACGAAGTGGTATGTATGATAGTATGGATCATCATGTATTTGATGGAGCAAAGGTTGTGGTTCTAGAATGAGTTGGAATTATCGTGTGGTAAAAACTGTTACCAAAATTCCTCTTGGCGATATGGATATTAGTTATGGTATCCATGAGGTATATTATGATGAGAACGGAGATATTGTTAATATTTCTGAAAGTTTGGCCCATCCAATATCTGATGACTTAAAGGGTTTACAGTGGAACCTAGAAAGAATGATGGAGGCTTGTAAAAAGCCGGTTATCGACTATAATACTGGAGAAGAACTGAACTAACAGTCACCAACGGGTTGATCGCCGTTAGGTAACGTCCTGTTGCTCTAATGCTCGTATGTGAAAGAGCATTAACCAACGATAATGGGGGCGTTTTCAATACAAAAGGAAAAAGATGAATAATCAAGAGTTTTTAGATATTCTACAACAATTCGTTACAAAGTATGATAAGCAAAATGGATCATATCCAGAAAATGATTATGAGGGTTTATCGTTTTATAGTTTTGTTTGTAACCAATTAGGAGTTGAGAACAATTGGTTAAATATTATAGAAAATAATCCACATATTTACGACCACAGATATAACAAAATACGATGAAAATACATTGGATAGGTTGGGATATTAGTAATCTATTCTATTATGGAACACGATTTAATAGCGGAGTTCCGTACAAGTTTGCTCGCGTCGGCCCTTTAATGTTCAAGAAATACTTATGATAGTTAACATACCAAAAGAACTAGTAAAATTAGACAGAAATGATTTTACCAAAGTTTGTACATTAGTAGATAAAATAGTTGCTGATATAGAAGAAATTCTTACTGAAATTGGACATGAAGAATCGTTGGCTTTGACCAAAGATTATATGATAGACTTAATTAATCCAGACTTACTAAATTTTGACAAGGAATAAATAATATGAAAAAAGATATTGCTAAAAAGTGGGTCAAGGCTTTGCGTAGTGGAAAATATAAGCAAGGTAAGGGCTATCTGAAACAGTTTACTAGCAAGAACGAACCAAGACATTGTTGTTTAGGAGTTCTTTGTGAACTCTATAATGATACTATGAAAAAAAACCATAAAAAAACATTGTATACTGAAGAAATGCAAGATAATTCGTCTGGTACAAGTTTTGTAAGATTTGATTTAGTAGATGGTGGTTTGCCAAAAGCAGTTAGAAAATGGGCGGATATTATAAATCCTCTAGGAGAATTTCAGGTTAGTTGTGGTGAATATGATATTGAAGAATGTCTAGCAGACTTGAACGATAGTGGCAAAAAGTTTTCAACTATTGCTGATATTATAGAAAAAAATGTGGAGAATCTATGAAGGGGCCATTAATTTATTATGAAATTAAAGAAATGTATGGTAGTGATTTAAGTAGCACAAAATTGGCTTCTGAGTTGCGTAAATCTATACTTGATGAAATAGACCTTGGCTTTAATGTCGAGGTTGATTTTAAAGATGTTCGTTCATTGTCTAGTGGATGGACAAGAAATGCATTTGGGGTTATTGTAAAAGAAAAAGGTGAAAAATTTTTCAAGAATCATATATTGCTCAGTAATATGAGTAAGGGTGTTAGAAAAAGCGTGTTAGAAGGAATAGGAGAAATATTAGAAGTATAATGGTTACTGGCAAAACTCTTATAGACTTAGGATATAAACCCTCAAAGTGGTTTAAGAATGTTATAGATTATGCCAATACTAATAATCTAGAAAGTGACGCTATACATAAATATATAGATTCTATTGTTCCCAAAACACTAGAACCTCATAGTCAACCAATATCTTTTCATAAGAATATAGTGGCAGATAATCAGCATGAACAATCTAATATAGATAGTGTTTGTGCTGCAATGAACAATATATTGACAATTCCTACTGTGGTCAATGCAGCCATTATGCCCGATGCTTGTCCTACGGGGCCGAATGATATTCCTGTTGGTGGAATTGTGGCTACAAAAAATGCTATTCATCCTAGTATGCACAGTGCGGATATTTGTTGCTCCATGATGGCTACTGATTTGGGTTTTACAACGCCTAGAATCGCTCTGGAGGCCGCTTTTAAAATTACGCACTTTGGAGTAGGTGGACGAATATCGAACCACAGATGGCTTCCTAGCGACCTCAAAGATAAAATAATCAGCAATTACTATTTGAGTAGTCCTAAAAGTATAAATTATGCTGAATATCATCTTGGTACTCAAGGTGATGGTAATCATTTCCTGTTTATAGGAATAAGACAAAGTGACGGTCATACTATGATGGTAACTCATCATGGTAGTAGAGGTTTTGGTGCGAATCTATATAAAGAGGGTTTGCATAAAGCCGAACAATTTACACAAGAATTAAGTCCGAATAGTAATCCTAAGCATCCTTGGATTCCCTTTGATAGTAAAGAAGGTCAGGATTATTGGGAAGCCCTTCAAATAACAAGAGAATGGACAAAACTTAATCATGAAATAATTCATAGGCTAGTTAAACAAAAGGTATTTAGTTCAATTAATAATGAAACTTTTTGGAACGAGCATAATTTTGTCTTTAAGAAAGATGATATTTTTTATCACGCTAAAGGAGCGACCCCATTAGAAGATATTTTTGTACCAGATTCTACAAATGGTTTACGTTTGATACCCATGAATATGAAAGACGGTATTTTAATCGTTAAAGGTGAAACAACACCAACTAATTTAGGGTTTGCCCCTCATGGTGCTGGGAGAAATCTTAGTAGATCAGAACACAGACGATTAAGATTAGGTATTACCGGCAAGACCAAAGAAGAAATCTTTAAAGATGAAACAGATGGTATTGATGTTAGATTTTTCTCTGGACAACCAGATATTACTGAGTTACCATCAGCATACAAAGATGCCAACAAAGTAAAAGAACAAATAAAACAATTTAATCTCGGAACTATAGTAGACGAAATAGAACCCTATGGTTGTATTATGGCTGGAGAAATAGATAAGCCTTGGAGAAAAAAGAAATGCTAGATTTTGTAGGGAAATTGATGTTAAGTACAGCATTGGCATGTGTAATATCCATTTTACTTTCTATGTTTATTACAATGTTATTAGGTAATATTGGTCATTTTCTTGAATGGAATCATAATAGAGATATGTATTGGATTTTTAATGTCTCTATAATCACTTTGGTATTGACTTGGATACTTAGTTTCGGATATTTTATGAGTACTATCAAATGATTACATTCAACGAATTCTTAAAAAAAGTTGACGAAACCTTTGCAAATAATCAAGGTAAAAATAAGTGGAGATATGGTCAGACAGTTATGAATGTTTTGTGGACAACATGGCCTCAAAAATACAAAGAGATTCAAGGTAGCGATTTTGATTGTTTTTATGATAATGGCACAGTCAGATTAACACTAACTAAACTAGAACAAGAGTGGTACATATGAAAAAGAAAACGAAGAAACCAACTAAACGTAAACAAAAGATTGATGTTGTACTAGCATCTTTACTTAATCTTGAAAGAGTAGTCAAAGGATTGGTTGCACAAATTGAACAACTAAGATATAGTCAATCTCGTTTTAAAGACACTGAGATAGATTCAAAGAAATATTGGCCTAATACCGAGCCGCCTTTTAAATACAAAGATATAATGTGGAATGATAATTCAAGTAGTCAATGGGACGCTATTGATAAAGGCTTACAGTGAATAAACTCACAATCGCTATAGATTATGACGATACATATACTGCCGATCCTTCATTTTGGAATAAAGTAATAGAATTAGCAAAAGATCATGGCCATAATATGATTTGTATTACGGCACGAAGAAATATCTTAGAACATCGTCAGGAACTTATGAAAGTTTTACCAGAAGGTATACAAACTTATTTTTCTTATGATGAACCCAAAGCAGATTATATCAAAAGACAAAATATAGTAGTAGATATATGGATTGATGATAGTCCCGGTTGGATTGTAGGAGTAACATAAAATGAGAAAACTAGCAAGCATACAAACTATCAAATATGTTAAGCCTATACTAGATGCCGACAGCATAGAAACTGTTGGTGTTTTAGGTTGGGAGGTTGTAAGTAAAAAGGGTGAATTTAAACCCGGTGATACTTGCGTATTCTTTGAGATTGATAGTTTACTGCCAGATATTCCACAGTTTGAATTTCTACGCAAGGGTTGTTGGAACGACAAACTACAAAAATACAGACTAAAAACAGTAAAACTTAGAAAACAACTTAGTCAAGGATTAGCACTACCAACAAGTGTCTTTCCTATACTAGCAGGATTGACTGCTGGGGCTGATGTTACTGAGTTATTAAACATAGAAAAATACGAGCCGCCAATTCCAGCACAAATAGTAGGAGACGCACGATCTTTTAGTTGGCCCATAAGTAAAACAGATGAAACCAGAGTTCAATTAGATGACGAATACGGTTTCATTGAACAACTAACTGGTAATCCATATTATATTACTCTAAAACTAGATGGAACTAGTAGCACATTTTTAATTGATCCCAAAGACGATACTTATCATGTTTGTGGACGTAATTATAGTTATAAAGAAAATGAATCTCATAATTTTTGGCATATTAGTAGACAATATAATATTGAGCAAGGACTAAGAGATCTATGGAATAGTGGAAAGAAAATAGCGGTTCAAGGAGAGGTTGTTGGGCCGGGAATACAAAAGAATCCATTAGGATTAGCGAATCATGATCTATATATTTTTAATGTAGTGGATATCATTACCAATTCTAAATTATGTCTAGACGAATCACTAGAAATAGTGAATAAATTAGGTTTGCGGTTTGTACCGATCATTGACAAAGGCTCAAGGTTCGACTATACTCAAGACGATCTATTAGACAAAGCCAGAGGCAAATACAAAGAACACTTTCCTTCTGCTAAAGATTCTCAAGATCGTGAGGGAATAGTAATTCGAAGTATATGCGGAAACATCAGTTTCAAGGCTATAAATAATGACTTTTTATTAAAGGAATCAGTATGACTAATAGAGAAAAGTTAGTGTGGATTATTGCAGGACTCCTTGGACTGCCATATATTTGTTTATTTACATGGTCTATTAACTCGTTAGGGTTTGTGTCTGGTGTTAGATTGGCATTAGATTTTATTTTGCTGATGATAGGATTACAGCCCCTTTTAGGACGATACTAATGACCACAAAAGAACTAGGTAAAATTGAAAAAACATATTTCGGATACGGCGGATACCAAGATATGCAATTTGGTCTTACTGTTGTATTAAGTTTTGATGGCAAAGGATGCGTTGACTTTATAGAGGGTGGATGGAGTGAAGATATTTGGGTAGATCAGTATACCAAATGGACAGAAGAAGATCGTTCAAATCAAAGAATAGAAATGATCAAAAAGATTAATAAGTTACTGAAAGACGCCAAAGTTAAAACTGTTGATGAACTTAAAGGTAAGCCCATAGAAGTTATTAATGAGGGACTAAAACTGAAAAGTTGGAGAATTCTTACAGAAGTATTATGAAAACTTTTAAAAAGAAAACAATCAAGACCATTGATGATGTGCATTGTGATCTTTGTGGCAAAAGTACCACAAATATATACGAGCCAGATTATGCCACTTTAGAGAGTTGTTGGGGGTATGGTTCTAAAAATGACGGCAAAAAATATAATATTGACCTTTGTGAAACTTGTTTTTTTGAAGTTCTAAACTTTATCAAGGATAAGAGAAAAAAGATTTTAGGGCCATTTAACTATCCTTACGATAATGATCCCCTTAACGGAACAGAGTATTTATAAAAACCAGAGATAAAAACAATGCATGATCTTCCACAAATATCGATAATGAGTTTACGTCCAGAAGATGTGTTAGTATTCTCTACTATAGATAAACTAAGTGCTGAAACTTATCATAGAGTTGAACAAAAAATTATACATTGGAAAAAAGAGAGTAATATCACCAATAAACATTTACTATTAACATCAGCATTAGAACTAAAAGTATTAAGACCGGAAAAGGTAGAACCATGAGTCTGTTAAAAGGTTTTATTAGTTTATTTGACTGGATGTTTCGATCTAAAAGTTATCAAGAACTAAGTGATGATCTTGACAACAAGATGCAAGATTTATATGACCGTAATGGATGGGGAACATACAACAACCCACTGAATCATACTAGATCAATCAGCAGCGAAGAATGGAACTCTAGATATATAGGTCCAATTTCAGAAGTAGAAAAAGTGTTAAATGCATACAAACCGGGGACTTTTATTCCATATGCCATTTATGACAAGCAAGATGACACTCTAATCTCTCATTTTAAAAACGGAGAGTATGTCAGTATAGTTCTAAATGATACTGTAACAGTATTCAAGAGCAATTACGGTGGCGAAATTATAGGATGTAGAATTCATAATATAAATAAACTTACCAAATAGGACGAAGTATGAAACTAACTAATCAAGATTTAGATATTATTCGAGAACTCGTAGAAGATAAACTGAAAAAGATAAATAATGGGCCAGAAGGAACTGAGGTTCATCAGCAACCAGAAGTTTATATTAACATTATCAAGAAGATAGACAGTCTATATTTTTCATGATATATTTTATATCTGATACGCATTTTGGACACTACAATATTATCAAACATTGCAATCGTCCATTCTTAAATGCTCATATTATGGATCAAATTATGTTCGACAATATTAATGAAGTTGTTGGACATGATGATGTTCTATATATTCTTGGAGATTTTTGTTTTAGGGGTAAGAAGCCACTAGACTACAGACTCAGGATAAATTGTAGGAATATTCATCTTATTTTAGGAAACCATGATAAAAGAACAGATTTTTATCCAGATGAACTAACTGTAGATATGCAGGGATTTTCATCAATACAAGAAGTTAAAGAAATAATATATTGTAATCAAAGAATATATCTAAGTCATTATCCTCATAGGTCGTGGCCTGCTAGTCATAAAGGAAGTTATATGCTTTATGGTCATGTACACGGTAAATTTAATAATGAAGACAAAGTATCTAATAGATTAACTCTAGATGTTGGAGTTGACAATACGGTTAACTATAATAAACCATTCGGACAACCGTGGAGTTTCAAGGAATTACAAAAACTATTTAATGAGAAAATTAAGGACGTTAAATGAGTGGCTTTAATAAATTAAGTTATGATGAATTAGTTCAAATAAATGATGAACTAAGATATACAATTGCTAATCTAAAAAAACAACAAGAAGAATATGAACAATGTACAGCACGAGTTTATGCTCCGGGTAAAAGCTATAAAGAATTAGAAAATCAATTAGCCAAGTTTGAAACAGAAAAAACGCGAGAGATAGCAGAAATACTAGAAACTAAAGTAGAGCCGCTGAATCGTAAAATTGTAATATTACAAAACGATTATAGTCATCTAAAATCTAGAAATAGAGACTTGGAAAGAATTATAGAAAAACAAAATGTTGTAATAACTCTTGCTGCTGGATATATTAGTGCTAGTCAAAAATTCGCTGATAAGCATCCTATAGATGTAAAAAAATGGCTAATGGGAGGAATGGAATGAATGATAAATTGTACTATTGGGTAGCAATCTTTACTTCTGTTGCTTCTATTTTGTGCTGGTTTGTCTTGAATCCTATTCATAAAGCCAATCTACAAAAGGTAGAAAAATCTAAAATAAAGACTGAATATAAAAAACCATTACACTATGTTTCAACTAATGTTAATGGTACGGTAGAAAGTATTCATATTTGGGGACGAACAGAAGTTGTGCCGGTATTTCAAGTACAACTAACAAGATATTTTTATGAAGATAACTTATGGGTTCTTGAAGAACCTCAAACTGGTGGTATAATTCAACCAAAGGGACGCAAGGGATATTTTATGCCGGTTATGAGTGGAACACTAAATACCAAGTTCGGCCCAGCACAATTAACAGAAGTTAGTAGTGTTGGATGGGCTGATGAAAAAGACGAATATTGGAGTGAATTTAGAGTAGCCAATTTAATTTTTAAAGATGATGAACCTGTGGCTATTTACTATAAGCACTACAATTATGACTATCAAACAAAATCATGGAAAGAAATAGCAGGATACGAGGCCACTTTTAAATAAGTCATTATGAGTTATCTATGTCCAAGTTGTGAAGAAGATGTTTCTAATTTAATTAGTTGGGACAACCTTACTGAACAATATAATAGCGATAGAATATTATTTTGCCCCCATTGTAATGTTGGACTACAATTAAACTATGACGAAGAATGGGATGGTGTTGACGAGTATTCTTACTGGAGTTTTGAAATAAAAAAACTACCATGACTAATAGAGAAAAATTAGTTCAAATTCGTAAATTACTTAAAGAAGCATACGATCACTATTTTGATAATTGTCAAGATTGTGGTTGTAAAAGCGGAGAAGGACATATTAGTTTAGAGTTTGGCAATTATTGGGAAGATCCTAATTGTGAACTAAATATAACCTCTGTATGTATAAGCTCTTATGTTTTTGGGCCTCATAGAACCCATTGCTTTAATACTTTAGATGAAGCATTGGCAGAAGTGTCAAAATGGCACGAAGAAGAAATGAAAACGGTTTATACATTGGATGATGAAGGATACCCTACTAGTTATTGGGCAAATCCAGACTATGAATAACGAAGAGATAACAGAAAATAGTTCAGAAGAGTCTTGCCAACTGCCGATCTATGGAGTAGAATACGCAGACGGATCGCTTGTACCATTTGGCGATTTGTACTTAGATTTATTTCCAGAACAATATACTGTTGAATAGGAGACTATTATGAAAGACCGATTTGATTTGGAAAATGAGATAACACAAACTTCCATATTCGCTAAACATCTGAGAGATTTGGCATATAGTGTACTAGAGCATGATTTGTCTGTAGATGAAACCGCTAATGCTCTTGAAGGTTTGGCTATTTTGATTGAGTCGCATGAAAAAGTATTGTTTGATACATTTACACAAGCCTTTCAACTGGATGGTTATAGCGATTTTGCTAAAACGTATGAACAGTAAAGCACAAAAACTGATCGATGATTTTTCAGAGTTTGTTCTATACTATATTGGTATGGAGTATGATGTAAACACTGATATTGATACGCATTGTGTAGAGGTACATAGAATTATTGCATCCTATTATCTTGGCGGAAATAGCGTGGGGGATACTGCTGCTTATGTAGTTAACTATTTGCGGAGTATCAAGCATGAGCAGCAATAAAATGCAAGAGTTAATCTCTCTATATGCTCAATCTCATCCAGAAGATAAATATCCAAATTTTATGAAAGCCTTATCTTGGGCAGTATATATTATTAGACATCGTATTAATACATCCAATGTTAGCAGTTAGACTTGATAAAGAAATTCCTTGCGACTACATTTGTCATAGTATTCAAAAATTAATTGAATCCTATATGAAAGATAGTCCTAATTTAGCCGATGCCGTGCTGGTGGTCGATATAAAAACTATTATAGATGATGATAAAAATAAGTATTTACCATACAAACCAGAGAACGAATCATGAACATAGATATTGCACTCTCAATTAAAGTTAATGATGTTGTTTATAATTGTTTTATGGATAAACTAATTGTAAAATCTTATTCGTGTAAATTCAATGATCTAGGCAAGATATCATCTATTACTTTTGATACTGTTGACAGCAATAACTATAGTAGAACATATGACTATGAAAACTTATATGATAAAGACATGACATGGGAGAGTGACGAAGAAAAGTCTTGGATAGAATGGGCTTCACAAAATAAAGACTTTATTTTTGAGTTTGATCATATAGATACAATTAAGAATATATACAAGATAGGTTTTGCTAATGGATTTGAATACAAAAAATATAGAAACTATCAAGAAATGATGGAAAAATGAACTCAGAAGACTATAAACTTTTAATACATATTTGTCAACAGTGCCTACGGTCATCAATATTATCAATGCAACAAATCATAGATATAGATACTATGATCAATAAATTATATACGGAAATGGACAACGCAAAGGAGAGAAATAGTATATGTTATGGAAAGAAGTTAAAAGTTGGTGTAAAGAAAACGGCTTCAAAACAGACAGAACAAAAATTAAAGAGGAAGAAAATTCCTACAATTACACATGGTTCAAAATAGATGACCCGTCCATTTCTGGAACAGCAACCAGTGTTAGCAAATTAGCGACTATTATCTATAATGTAATAACAGATAATAAATATGTAGAGTATCAAACGAAATATCAAGAACAACAGGCTCTAGAAGATTTTAAATATGAATAATGAGTCCGACATAACTGAGCATGGAGTCAAAACTCAAACTGTTGTTACATTTGGCACTATATTTAGTGCTGCCATTAACGGTATCGTAGGATATATTGCAGTATACTTCTTCCGACCAATATGGCTAAAAACAGTAAAATGGTGGGAAAGTGACAAATCACAAAACTGACATTATAATTATTAGCGATATTCATTTAGGGTCGCATATCTGTCAAGATGAGAAACTACTAAAATTTTTACAATCCATAGAGTTTAGAACTAATCATCTCATTATCAACGGTGATTTATTTGATAATTGGAATTTTTCTAGATTGAATAATAATCATTGGCAAATTCTAAAAACTATTCGTAAAGCATCTGAAAAAATTAAAACCACTTGGATCAGTGGCAACCATGATGGGCCAGCAGAAATCATATCTCATCTACTCAATGTAGACTTCATAGAAGAATATCGTTTTGTAAATGGATATAAACGATATATAGTATTGCATGGTGACATATTCGATAGTTATATTACTAAATATCCTAGATTAGCCAAAATAGCCGACTGGTGCTATAGATTGATACAAAAGTTAGATTCTTCTTTGTACTGGGCTAGAAAACTCAAAAGAAGCAGCAAAACATTTTTAAGAGCAGTAGAGACAGTGCAATATAGTGCCATAGACTATTGCAAAAAACATAAATCGGATGTTATCTGTTTAGGACATACTCACAGTGCTGCCGCTATTGATTCTGGTGCGGTTGCCTATTATAATAGTGGGTCATGGACTGATACTGTATGTACATATATTTCTATTACTAATGGTTATACGGAACTTAAAACTTATGAATAAACTAGTTAAATTTGTTTCTGTGACTCCAGACGCAGAAAAACAAATATCTTATTGTGCAAGAGTATCTAATCCATCTAATCAAGACTCAGATAACATTAGTAAATTGTTGAAGTATTGCATAGATCACAGGCACTGGTCTATATTTGAAATGGCATTTATGACACTAGAAGTTAATACAACTAGAGGTCTTGCTGCCCAAATCCTTAGACACAGAAGTTTTACTTTTCAAGAATTTAGTCAGAGATATGCTGATACTACACTATTAGCAGAAGAAATTCCTTTGTTTGAACTCCGCAGACAGGATAATAAAAATAGACAAAATAGTATAGATGATATTGCCGATGAAGTTAAAAGCAAATGGACTAGTCAGATTCGACAGCATCTAGCCAAATCTAAGGCTATTTATGATGGTATGATTGCTGATGGGATAGCAAAAGAATGTGCTAGATTTATTCTGCCGTTAGCCACACCTACTAGACTTTATATCAGTGGGTCAATTAGATCGTGGATTACATATATTGCTCTAAGAGAAAAAAGCGGCACACAAAAAGAACATATGGATATTGCTAAAGAATGTAAGAACATATTATGTGAGCATTTACCTATAATTGCAGATGCTTTGGGCGGCAACTCAAAAGACTGGACTATATAATGATACATTTTAGATATTCCGACTATGCTGATATACTTGCTGTGTTTCCTATAATCTTTATTGCTTTGTGTGCTATTATGTTTAGTATACTAGGTATTCTATTAAAAATAACAAAGGATTGATCTTATTATGTTAATAAATTTAGTACTGTCTCTTTTTGCTATATATCTAATTATAGGATTAGTAGCAATAGTATTCGGTGTGGTCTTTTTGGGTTCTATGGCGTATAATATTCATCAACAAGATAAGAGGATAAAAAAGAACTAACTATGGAATACTTAGTCACAGCACAAGCCTACGATAAAAACGATCAGTATAAACAAACTTTTTTGCTACACGATACATTTCTAGCAGCCGACGAATCTGGTGCTAGAAGTGCTTTTATAGATAAGTTTCAGCCAACTCATAATATTGTCAAAATTTTTTCCGCAATAGGTCTTGATAACAACCCCTAAAATTAAGAGCATTAGTATGGATACAAAAATGTCTTTTATGATGAAGTGTGTAAAAGAACTACTAAATAATGGCTTTAGCGTTCTTTTGCATAAAAAAGACAATCTTAACGGATATGGCGGGTGGTTTGGAACCGATGAAGGAGAAGAAGAATTTGTCGTGGCCCTAAATCATCATATGGGTTTTGAAATTTTTATTCACGAATATTGCCATTTTTTACAGTGGAAAACTGACAGAAAATTTTGGGACGATTCTTGCGAACACTATGATACCTTATTTGATTGGATAGAAAATAAAGATATGATAGTATCAGAAGAAAATTTACAAGCTAGTTTACATACTATTTTATCTATTGAGCATGATTGTGAAAGAAGGGTATTAAAGTTAATAGATTTGAATCCTGTAGAGGGTTTTGACAAGGATAAGTATATTAGGGCGGTTAATGCTTATCTATGGTCTTATCATATTAATAGAGAATTAAGAAAGAGACCAAAAAATCCTATATATTCTGAAAAAGTATTAGAGCATATGTCCAATACTTTTAATACTAATCTAGATTTTTATCTAGATGCTAATAATTTATCTTCGTTATCTAAACAAGTATTACTGGCCGAATACGAATAAATTTTCAAGTCCGGTTGACAGATCGGCCGATAACTGATATAATACGCCAAACGGAGATTTTATGATTAGACCGGGATTGTGCTGCATTAGTTTGACTCTCAAAGATCAAGGCTATAGTTTTCAGACTATGACCTACAAACGCTTTTCTAGTTTGCCTAGAGAAGAAGCATTGAGTATTCTTGGTTCACGAATTCACAATAATCTTGTTGTCACAAACAAGACTATTGAATTTTGTGCTACTAATAATTATGTCTATCGTGTTAGTAGTGATATTTTCCCACTAATTACTTATGACGAAGCCAATGTTAATCTTGAGGATTTGCCAAATTATGACGAGATACAAAAAGAATTTGAGAATATTTCACAGACTATTTCCAGTAGCGGGGTTCGTGTTTCTGCTCATCCTAGCGAATTTAATGTGCTGGCCTCACACAATCACAAGGCGGTTGAAAAAACAATCAAAGAACTCAATTTCTACAGCAGTTTCTTCGACCGAATCGGCTGTCCGGCAGATTATAACTCTCCCATGAATCTTCATGTACATAACAAAAACGGCTCACATGATGAAATTATAGATAGATTTATGTCTAATTTTGATAGACTAGATGATAATTGCAAAGCAAGGCTAGTTATAGAAAATGACGACAAATTGAATTGCTGGAGCGTAAGTGAACTAGTTAATATTTTTCACGCTAGAACAAATATACCCATTACTTTCGATTATCTTCATCATAAGTGTCATCCAAATGGACTAGACGAAGAATCTGCGATTCGTAGTTGTTATGCAACATGGCGAGGTTATCGTCCACTGTTTCATTATAGCGAAAGTAGAGAAGGTAATAATCCTAGAGCGCACGCAGATTATGCCTGTATTAAATTTAATCATTATGATTTAGATTTCGATTGTGATTTCGAACTTAAGGCTAAGTGTTTAGCCATTAAGCAATACAAAGAGTTATATCCAGAACCAGAAACATTAGCAGCATAAAGGAGTAAATATGGGCCAAATCGGTACTATTGTAATTAGTGATAATGTAAATACCCAAGCACTGATTGAGTTGCTGAAAAAAGAACCCAAAATTATTATTGGTAAGGAACAGGTCACAGAGGACGGCGTTCGCTATATTCCAATAGATAAAAATGGGTGAACTATGAGTGGTTGGTTAATTATGTTAACAGGTTGTGTTTATTCTTGGGTTGCTATAGAACAATATATGAAAGGAAATATAGGACTCGGTATAGCATATACGGGTTATGCCTTTGCTAATATGGGTTTATATATGATCGCTACAAAGTGAAATATTATGAAAAAGCCTCAAAACATACCATTAAATCCAGACGCACCAAGATCAAAAAAGGTTGAGACTACACCAATGCCTCAATTATATGCTGATCGTATGGAAGATGATATTTATATCAGACCAGATAGAGACTCCGTATACGTTCCTATTCAAAAACCCCAAGAAGATGAAAATAATTAAAACAGCGATTAAACTTTCTTATGAAAGATTTATTCCTAACGCTTTTCAGAGAAGGTATCATTTTGCTATAGCATTTGACGGTAACAAGCCCGTCTGCATAAGTCAGAATAATCCCATTAAGGTCAATGCTAAAGCACTTAGAATGGGACACAGATTTAACATCCAAACCTATAAGGAATATCCATATAATCATGCAGAATCTCATCTTATTTCTCAACTTCTGGATCGCTATAATACCATTGATACTAATCTTTCAATTGTTGTTGTCAGGATTGGCAGAGATGGAAGAATGAGGTTGAGTAAACCTTGTGAAAATTGTGCTAAGATATTACATGCGGTTGGATTGAACGATGTATATTGGAGTATTGGCGATAATATATTTGAAGATACCTATGCCAATCAGATTAATATAGACAAAGACTATTTTTATAGATATGCAAGAGGAAAGTTTTATGCTAAGAACAAGATGGCATTATTGGACTTGTAGTAAATTTGCCGACTGGATTAGGGGAGAGAAGAAACCCTATGCTCTTGAGTGGGGTGGTTGGACAGAGTGGGAACAAGAGCAAAAGACAAAAAGACCAATACGTTTTTGGTTGAGTGATACTGGTCTTAAATGGCTACAAAATATTGTATATTTCCCTAGCGACATTTACCATACCATAGATTGTTATGTCAGTAATCGCTGGATAAGTAAAACTCATTATCTTAAAACAGGCTTTAAACCTGGGGGTTACTATGAGTTTGATGAAAAAATTATTCATGCTTTGTTTAATGAATTAGTAGATTTTGTAGAAAAAGACTTGGCTCATATGGGTAACTTTAATTCTCAAGAGAAATATACATTTAAGAATGGTCGTTGTGTTGAAGCAGCATATAATTATTTTAAATGGGCCAAAAACCTTAAAGATACACTACCCAACGGAAAGAGAGTATTGAGCCAACAGGCTAAAGGTTCAAGAAAAATTAAACAACTATATGAATGGTGGACAAAAAAAAGACCTAATAGACCAGACCCATACGAAGCAAGTGGATGGTCAAAAGTGTGTCAAATATCTAGTGAATCAGATTTTGCTCCTAAACAACTAAATAAGCAAATGCAGGCTATGAAAAAACTAACACAAATAGAAAACAAATATGATAACGAGGATACTGCTATGCTAATTGAGTTGATTAAAATACGCCACCACCTGTGGTCATAATTTTTAAAGAATCTCTTGACAAACGCCGATAGAGTGGTATAAATGGGTACTCGCCCGCCTTTAGGAGTATTCTATGCTTTGTAGATATTGTCAGAGTATGATAGATAGTGACAGGCTTGAGTTTTTGCAAGAATATAATAGACCGCTAGTGTGCAAAGAATGTTCGACTGAACAACGTGCTGTCGGGTTCATGGATTGGGGACATAAAACAGCACCAAGTTTAGTTATGGTTCCAGCAAATGCTAATGAAACAATTCGTATACTAAACAGAGCAAATCGTCGTGCGAGATAATAATGAATAAAATAACATGGTTAGAATTATACAATTTTTTGTATGAAAAAGCGAATAATGTCAAGAATTTGGGAGACTTTAATTGGAACAGTCCAGTAATAATTCACGATGCGTCAACTGGCGATGAATATTCTTGCGACACATATATTATTTCGGATAAAACCAATCAAGAAAAATTAGTGTTGCTTACTAACATAGATAGTTTATTTTCAGACATAAAGGATTTTAATTAATGAATGAACTAGAAATAGAAGATTTGCTATTTAAACAAGTAGAAAAACCCAAGCATTTTCTAATGACCAAAATTATTAATGTGTTTGAAAATCGTTATAGAATTAATGTTTATGTTGAGATTGAAGAAGATAACTTAATTAAGAAAAGAATACGCAATAGTTATTTTTGTCACTATAGTCCCGGCAAGTTAACTATTATACCAGAAACGGATAAAGAAAATGAGTCCAGAACTAATAAATCAATTAGTAACTAAATACCCCATGCAGTTTAAGAATCTGTCTTATATTGAATGTGGCGATGGTTGGTATAACCTATTGGACAAACTATTCTCTGTAACACAGAGTCAGATTGAGCGTAATATTCGCAACAACAAGAATATGGATTTATTCTGGTGGAGCCAAATTAAAGAAAAGTTCGGCGGATTAAGAGCCTACTGTTATGGTGCAGATGATTATATTCGTGGGGCCATAGACCTTGCAGAAAATCTGAGTTATAATACTTGTGAAGTTAGTGGAGAACTTGGTAAACTTAGAAACCAACGTAAGGGAGATAATGGAGAGCCTATTCGTGCATGGATGAAAACATTATCAGATAAAGAAGCAGAAAAAGAAGGATATTTGTGAAATTCTTCAAGTCAACCACTTGACAAAGCCGATAAGCATGATATGATTAGTGCGTATCGCTAACACAAACACAGGAGAGTAGAGTTATGGGACTTGGCAAAGGTAAAAAGGCTTGTACGAAGTGTGGTACTATTACTGGGCCTAGAGCGTATATGTGCAAGAAATGCAATACTCCTTTTGCATTTAAGGTAAAGAGCAAAGAGGCTAGAAATACCAAGATCGTTAAGGATTTTTGCTGGCAAGATTTGGTCAAGGGTGAGCGTATCAAGGTGAATGGTGGCCCATATTTTGTGAATCTTTCTACGGGAGATTTTATCCCTATGGGATATAGGGGTAGATTTGTTGTAGAGGGTGTTGATGCTAACGGTATTAAGGCTTGGGGTCTGGATAAGCACCAAGGATTCTGCCATATTTATATGGGGCCAGATACGCAGAATAAAGAAACCGGCGTATGGAAGATCAAGCATAAGATTATTAAACTTAAGCCAAAGGTAGAAGTCAATGCCTAAAGATACCTCTGTTATTCTACAAATTAAGTCTTTGTCTAAGAATATCGAGGATTCCCTATCTGCTATTGACAATCTGATTAAGGTTGAATATCCTAATAAATATGAAATATTTTATCAGCATATCATGCCACAGATTATCACAGCGTTAAATAATGATACCAAATGGCTCCCAAGAGGTAGATATAATTTAGAATACTTGTTGAACTCAATATCAAACAACAATAAATACACTAATGGTCTAAAGAAATACATAGAGTAACTATATGAAAAAAAAGAAGTCTATGATGCTGATCGATAATCTTCAGCAATACTCTGAGTCTGTTAGAGAGTTTGCCGCAGCACAACTATCTGATGATGCGGGGGATCTTGATGCTTATGTATCTATTAAACAAGTAGAGAATTTGGTGATGTCCACATCTAGAGTTAAAAATAATAAGTACTATATCTCTGAGAAAAAGCATTATCTAGTTATAGAAACTATCATGAATATGATATACGGAGTCGGACTTGCCAAACTTGCTGGCTCAGATAAAATAGAGTGTGCTTGGGACGACGAAAGCAACAGTATGGTATTCTGGTCAAAAACTCAATATGAATAATATAGACAAAATTCAAGAAGAGATTGATTACCTCAAGGAATATATTTCCACCGACTTCTGTAAAAGATGCGAGGATATGGTTAATCGTTTGAAGAAGTGTGAAGAGTTATTAATTGAACACAAAAACAATATTAACCAAGAATAAATATGTTTTCTAATACCCTAAATAAAATTTTATGCAATAGGTTGTGGCGTCTTTGTTTTTCGTTTAAACAACGCAGATGCTATATTAGTGGCGATTCTCTGTGGTGTTGTTTGGCCTATAAAGGGGTCAAGCCTAATACTAGTTATATAGATGATATATGGCTATCGCAAAAAGAATATTTGCAAAACCTATCCTATAATAATATATGAACAGACCATTCATACTGGTGCTATCAGGTATATTATCAATATCTGTCGGTGTGAATATTCTTTGCTTAGGTCATATATCTCAACAGCAAAAAATAATGACAGAAATTAACGCGATTTTGATAGAAAAAAGGGAACAAAAACGCAAACAATATATGGACAAAATTATTGAACACATATTAGAATTCTATGATAGAAAGTGTATTATTTAATACGGGGACGTAACGGTATCGATTGGATATGGAGAATTATATTAGCAAGTAGTGGTTGATCGACCGGCCACTTTAAAAGTCGATTAAATGCTTTAACTGGCACAAATCAGTTAGCCCTTGCTGCTTAATTAAATAACAGCAACAATCTTAGAAAGCGATGAAGGTAGCGTTCAAAAGATTGTCGTAAAATCCTTCGGCCGCTAGAATAGCCAACGGGTTCTAGCCTGAGATTAGTTGGTACGGAAAGACGAATGTTGTTTGTTCTTTAGTCTTTCTTAAAACTTATGAACAAAATAAACTTGTAGAATATGTAATTAGAAGTATCGCAAGACATGGGTTCGACTCCCATCGTCTCCATTTCAAATATACTGACTAAGATAAGGAATAATAAATGAGTTTTTGGAAAAAGATGTATAAAAAATTAACCAAAAAGGAAAATAAAGACCCAAAAGAATTAGCAGAAGATAAGTATCTAAAAAAACTTAAGAAAAAATTAAAGAAACATTCATCATGATTAATCGTAGACATTTTTTATCTCACCTATCTGGATTATCTTCTGCTGCGTATTCTGCTCTTTATTTGAGAAATAGTATAGCGGCTAATGCTCCAGAATTACGCAAACAAAATAAAAGCACTATACTCATTTGGTTGGGCGGTGGTGCTAGTAGTATTGATATGTGGGATTTAAAACCGGGATCAGCAACAGGAGGCCCATTTAAGCCAATCAATACTAATGTAGACGGTATTCAAATCTGTGAACATCTACCCCTGCTCTCTAAAAATATGGATAAGTTAAGTATTATCCGTAATATGAGTACTAGAGAAGCAGATCATACCAGAGGTAGATATTATATGCATACAGGATATGTTCCTAATCCTAATATAGACTATCCTAGTTATGGTAGTGTAATATCCCATGAATTAGAACATCTTTGTAAAGATATAGAAATTCCATTGTTTGTAAGTATTGGTGGTACTAGCACAGGCCCAGGTTTTCTTGGCATGAGTTATGCTCCATTTATTGTTAATACCAATGGAACGGTTCGTGATTTAGATATGGGACTAGATGAGACTAGAGTTAAACAACGCATGGAAATGCTGGCAACGATTGAAAATAGATTTATAAAAGAGAATCGCGGAGGGTTTGCCCTAGATCATGCCAAAGTATTGAACAAGACTTGGAAAATCATGAATAGTGATCAAATGTATGCGTTTAAAACTACATCTGAATCTTCACAAACTAAAGATAGATATGGCAATTCTGCTTTTGGTAGAAGTTGTTTAATGGCAAGAAGATTGGTTGAGGCTGGCATACCCTTTATTGAAGTAGATTTTGGTGGATGGGATAATCATACTGATATTTTTAATACGCTAGAAAATCAAAAACTACCAGACCTAGACAAAGGTTTGAGTGCCTTAATCGAAGACCTTCAAGATAGGGGCTTGCTAGAAAATACAACCATAATATGTATGGGAGAATTTGGTCGAACACCAAACATTAATGGTAATGGGGGTAGAGATCATTGGGCAAGAAGTTGGAGTGTTGTAGTTGGTGGAGGTTCTTTTAAGAATGGAAGAGTTGTTGGCGAAACAAATGAAAATGGCAAAGAGATTGTGGGTAATGCATATACTTCTCAAGACTTAATGGCTAGCGTATTAAGAAGTTTGGGTATCTCACTAGAGACTACATTTACTGCTAAGAATGGCAGACCAATGAAAATTGCTAATTCTGGTAAAGTTATTACAGAATTATTTTAATTATGTCTAGAAAAATTTGTGCATATTGTGGTAAACGCAAAAATAAAGGCAGTTTTCCTAAACACACCATGTACAAAGACAATCTTGATACACGATGTAAAAAATGTGTCAAGAAACACAGCAAAGTAAGAAATCAATTACACAAAGAAGCCCCGCCAAAACCAGAGTTGTGTGAATGTTGTGGAAAAATGCCAATCAAATGGGTTTTAGATCACGACCATAGCGATGATAGTTTTAGAGGATGGATTTGTGATCGTTGCAATACTGGTATAGGAAAATTAGGAGACTCTTTAGATGGTGTAATTAAAGCTGTAAACTATTTAATTATGTCTAAAAATAGAGTGGTGCCAAATGAATCTCCGACAAAGATGGATCAAACATCTTGAACAAAATAATATGACATATATTCAGCATTTAATTTTTGCTATGTTTTATGGATCTTGTTGTTTATTAGCGGGATTATTTTTGATCATTCATTCAGTTCTTCCGTGTTTTTTCCCAACGGCAGGGAGTGATTTAGTCAGTAAATTAAGTGAAAGATTCAAGAAACGACACTAGATTGTCGATACTTGACAAGGACAGGACGCTAGTGTATACTGTAGGGAAACAACGGAGATATTGTAAATGACTCATCACTTTGATTATGTTTGGAGAATGGTTTGTGATCTTAAGGCTACTAGTAGTACGATTGATAAGCAGGGAATAATTGAGGATTATTGTAATTGTAGTAGTGATGCTGCTAGTTTTACTAAGAAGATTTTCCTGTATGTTTATCATCCTTTGTGGCAATACAATGTAACCAGCGATAATCTTAAAAAGAAAAGTTCGTTGAGTGGTAAGCAGTATAATAATGTTTTTAAACTTTTGGATGATCTTAAGAATCGTATCATTACTGGTCACGATGCTATAGGTGCTGTTAATACCTTTATAGATACTCATAAAGAGTATGAGGAACTTATCCATTGTATTATTGATAAAGACCTCAAAACTCGTGCTGGAGATAAGATTATCAACAAGGCTATTCCTGACCATATTCCAGAATTTAGTGTTGCTCTGGCAGATAAATATGAACCTAAACTTGTAGATTGGAAGGATGGTTGGTATGTTAGCCGTAAAATTGACGGTGCTAGATGTATCGCTATTGTTGATTCTGATGGGAACGCTACCTTTTATTCCCGTACAGGAAAAGAGTTTGATACTCTTGGTGTTGTTAGTGGTGGTATTAAGGCTTTGGGGATTACTGATGTAGTATTTGATGGTGAACTTTGTCTAGTAGACGCAGATGGTAATGAAGATTTTCAAGGAGTTATGAAACAACTGAAAAAGAAAGATCATACTATTCCTAATCCATCCTTTAAAATTTTTGATATGATTACGCACAACGAATTCTATAGTAAGAAAGGCGAAAATAATCGTCC